GCATACACACACAAATTTTGGCAAAGATGAAGATAAACAACCTCATTTAAGTTGCGTAGGTTTTTTAGAAATACCTAAAATCATGGAAGAAAATAATAGTAATGAGAAAAACCATCATAAAATAAATGGTAAAACCCAATTTAGTGAAGGCTCTGAAAGCATATTTAACAATTCTATATTTACTATAAATCCAGAAGTTAGGGAGTGGTTTTTGTTTCCTGCCAACTTGCTCCATTCTGTTTTTCCATTTTATTCTGAGAATCCTAAAGACGAAAGAATATCATTTTCTTTTAATTCTAA